TGTAATTGCATCAAAATTATCTCCCCAATTGGAAATTGATGCTGCTGGTATAATTGTAAATAAACCATATCTGAATTCAGAATATCCACTATGTGTACCACACGTACCGCAAGGGTTACTATTTACACCTTTAATAACTTGACCGACTGCAATTTTACCAGAACCACAAACGGTACCTTGGGTTATGTCTGCAGATGTTAATCCACTATATGGTGTTGATGCGTTTGATGTACAATAAGTTCCATCAACAATTGATTCTTTGTATACTGTAACATATTGCTGACAACCACCTTGTAATTCACTATTTAATCCACTGTTTGAAGACCCTCCGGTTAATGATGTTTGTGAATCAAATATTTTATATTGTACTGGAGAAGTTGGGGTTGTTGCTCCACCAACAAAACTTTTTTGATTGACATCATCAAAATAATAAACGGTTTGTCCACTAATTGTTTCAGTATTTAAATTCAACACGGTATTACCGCCGCTACTTGTAAATTTAACAACAAACCTTCCACCATTACTTAATAATATTGATTCATTATATGATCCAATATATGTTGGTGTTAAACCAGTTACCGGTGTACATGTGCTTCCTGGAATTATGAAATATAATCTAGTCACCGACGAATCACTATCTGTATAACCAGAACAACCATATGTTATCATATAGTTATCAGGGAGTGCTGATCCACTAGCTGCTTGTACAAAAACTGTTTCCGGATCTTGATCTAATACTGGTAAGTCATTGCTATAATCCAAGTTATCACATGTTTCACATTCTGGATATATTGCAATACCTAACCTAACTGTACCAAATCTTTGCAATGGTTCAATAACTTTTTTATCAACATCAATAATACCACCTTCTCTAAATGGATAATAATCTATAATTGTAACACCGAGAGCTCTTAAGTATATTCGCCAATTATATAACGCTTGAAAAGGAATAATTAATACCTGTATTGCAGCAATAAGTGTATAATATGTTATTCTTTCAAATGTATTTAAAATTATCGCCAAAAAAATACCAAAACTAATAGTTTTAGTTGCATGATTAATTGGTAATGTTAATGAGTTGTTTTCACAATCCTCTTCAGCTTTAGGTGAGATTTGTTGTATACCTAACTGTTCTGCAGCCCCATAAGAACTAAGAAATGAAGATATACTATATACTTTATTATAATTAAATCTATAAAAATAATCTTGTGGGTAAAAACTACCGTTAAGATTTTTAAAAATCATGTTATCGTTTAGTGCACCTATAGGGTAATCATTCCAATTAGTTGACCAGGTATATGATTTATCAATTTCAGCTGCCGTTGTTGCATATTCTCTAATATTTGGAACTAAATAAGCCCCAATCTGTCTAACTCTACCTAATGATTCATTTTTTGATGAAATTCTAAATCTATAACATGCTGATGTTGGCACACCTTTATTTGGATCGTTTGTAACTTCATTTTCACCAAATTCATTTGTATAAACATATTCCATATTCATTGGAAGTGTTACAGCAAACGAACCACTTTCATCAACATCTTCTTCTAATTCATAAAATTCAAGTATTGGTTTGCCGTTGGCATCATTTCGATTACTAAATCTTAAAACCTCAACCTTTGTTTCTTGGGTTATTAAACTGCATTTATTACCCATTCCACCATTTGGCATACAGTTTTTATTAACTGACTTATTACCTTCTTCTGTAAATGATGAACCTAAAAGATATGCTTTGGGTTCTATTTTGACCCCTTCGTTAGACAAATCAAAATCTGTTCTTGTTATTCCGATTTGACATAAATCAATGTTTCCCCAAAATGGAGATACATCAACAGTTTTATCAAAAGATATAATTTGTGGTAATGAATCTAAATCGTTAGAAGCTTTAAATGCATACGAATTTTTAAATGAATCAACACCAACACCCTGTCTTATAAAATCATCAGGTCTCAATGAAAAACATCCAATATCGGATAAATCAACATCTACGTGTAATTGTTGTTCTCCTAATGGAACACCCCAGATCATAAAATCACCTGAAGAATTTGTTTTAGCTGTATATTTGTAATATTTTTCAAATACCTCAAGGTATTCTTCTCTACTTAGTATATCTGTTTGATCAAAAAATGTACCGGTAGGTTCGTGGCCACCATGCTGTTTTCTAGCTGGTAATAAATTGTAGCGATATCCGCCGTCGTTTTTATCGTTTGATAATTTATATGGATATAATGCGGAAACAACAGGATCAAACTCATCCTGATCTGTTAGGGGTATAAGTATTGAAACCCTAGCATTTGGAACACCTAACCCGTTATTTACTGAAATTCTACCGCAAACAACCCCATAATCAGCACATAATGATGTATAGGCATCTTGTTGTGTAAATTTTAAAGAAAGGATTTCCAATAGGTCAAAATCCTGTTTAAGCTCGACAACAACCTTTTTATCCGTCAGTAATTGAGTATTAATTCTGTGCTTCTGAATCATATTAACTATAAATAGAAACTCATCTGTTTTCCATTAAGAAAAAGATAAGCAAAAAATGTGTTAATATGTAGTCGTTCCTAAGGTTATAACTCTAATTTGTATATCTTTTTGTGGGAATCTAATTTGAAATATTTGATTTGACTTCATATATACTGTCATATTACTTTGAGAAATTTCTTTAGTGACAGCATCTTTGTAGCTTTGGCTAACCTGAGATGATGAATATTCTCCACCAATTTTATTATAAACCCTAACTTCAATAACGTTAACAACACCAGGAACATTATTTACTTCTTTCATTAATTCACCAACAAATAATGGATCTCCCATTTTTCTTTTATCAATCGAAAAATATGTTGTTGTGGCACCAATAACCTCTCTAAGAACTTCTGTCTGATTCTGATTCTTGTCCAAAAGTATATCTATTTGTAATCCTAAGTCGATTACCTCACCACTTACAATATCAATGTAATCATTAATCATTCTAAATTCAGACAAATAAGAAACAATGTTTTGTTTTAAAGTATTAGATACCACATCTGTTAAATTACCATTTTCATCATATGATAATAGTTTGATTCTCACTTTATTATCTTCTTCCATCACATTTACTTTGGCTGGTGCTCCAAATGTTGATGGCATGGTTTCAATCATAGATTTATAATCATTTAATGTTACAGCTCTATTTTGAGCAGCAAAATTATAAGCTATCATTCCCCTAAGTTCTTCTAATACCGGTTGATCTGATCCACCAACAGCTGGCGTTATATTTGTGAGAACCAAAGATTGAAGAACTTGTTCGTTTACAACCTGATTTGGACCATTTATACTAAAATCAATGTTCTCTATGTTATTAATAACTCCAACCCCTAGATTACTTTCTTTACCCCCACCAATTCGATATTTGATAAACAATGTTGTGTCTTGTTTTGGTATTGCACCTAATGACATGTTATTCAAGTATGTGGACAAATTAACTTTTAAGTTATTTGTTATATAATTGTCTAAATTGTCTAATGGATCCACATTACCAGAACCGAAAGTTAAAAAGAAATAACCTTCTGGTGTATATTCTGTAATAAACTTGTTATTAACTTTAACATATTCACCAGCTTTAAAATTCTTTTTATCAGAATTGGCTGTTTTACTAGGAACAAAAACTTTATCCTGTACTAGAGATTGTACTTCATACCATTTATTTTGTTCTGTAATGAATTCACTACTTGTTGGGTTACCAGCAAATGATGTACCTTCTTTATGGATAATTGTTGTAACACCAAGAACGTTTTTCTCTGGTAAAAATATTTTCATAAAAGGTTTTTGATCTCTTTGATTAATTGCTTTTCTGAATATTTTAGTAACTCCATTAACCACTGGTTCTCTCTTTGTAATAGTATATGAAATTAATTTATTGTTATTATCAAAGTTTGGAATTTTTAACCTATTTGTTTCACCCTTTTCATTAAATGGGTTTGAAAAGTCAATATCAGAAATTGTTTCAAATATTTGACCTCCTCCAGAAACTTGGGCTCCAGCTCTTAAGATCCCCTCATATCTTTCATCGTCCTTATCGCCCTTTGCTGGTACATTTATGCTGAAATCACATAATGCGACCGAAGGTCTAGATCCGGGAATTCTAATCCCGTAAGTTTTAGCTATATGAAATAAAGACTGCTTTTGTTGCGCAAAATCAAGCATAGTTTCTTGCCAAACTCTATCAATATGAAAATGAAGGTTATCTGCAATCGCAGCATTTAAATCCAACAATACTGAATATATGGACGCGTCATTAGTATTCTGAATTAAATCAGGGTAATACTCTTTTGTGAAGTTTACTAGGTCCTGTCTTAAACCAGCAAAGTCTCTATTGGTATATGCTATTTTTTTGCTCATATTAGATATTAATAATTACGAAGTCTGAACTAGAGAAAGCCCCGTTATTTGTTGTATAATCAATCCTTATTTTGGCTGTATATGGTTTTGAAGACGAATCACTAACTCTAAATAATCTAATGTCCTCATCTTCACTAATACTAGACTCTTCTGTGGGATCTAATTCCGGATTTGTTATTTTTATTGAGTTTATTTCTAAATTAGGGATGTAAGTTTTAATACTTTCTCTAATCTCATCTTCAATACTATTATATGTGACTACATCATTCATATCAAATATGTAATCATACAATCTTGTTCCAAAATCAGGTAGAAAATATCTACTACCCTTTCTGGTCAATAATAAATGAATCAAGTTAGCACGAATTTCTTCGTCTCTTGTTAGGGTCATTCTAGCATAGTCACCTAGTGTACTATCTCTAAACGGAAAGTCTAATCCATACCTTGTAGCCATAACAATAAATATAAACAATACTAAAATGAATATAAATAAAAAATTCGCGACACTTTAATTTAAAAAATGTCGCGAAAATGCTATTAAGTCCAAAATATTGACGCGATAAACGCCGTTAAGTCACCTTATGACCCACATCCCTCACACTCAAACGGTGAGTCCGTTGGTCTTTCATTAGTCATTACAACTTCAGGTGTTTCCTCGCTTATTATCGATTTTTGAGTTGTTTGATATACTACCGATGGTAATTGAGTTTCTGTAGGCTTTGCTGCTGCAGTATCAATACCTAATCCTTTAATGGCATCAACCGCCGATCTAGTTCTTAAATAATACATACCAGTTTTTAATCCAAGTTTCCAACCAAATAAATGTGCAGCTAGTAACTTTGGTTTTGTTGCATTATCTATAAATAAATTTAACGATTGAGATTGATCGATAAACACACTTCTATTCGCAGCCATTTGTAAAATTCTCTTTTGAGACATTTCCCAAACAGTCTTATATACCTCTTTTATTTGTACAGGAATTTCTGGTATGTTTTGAATTGATCCATTTTCCATTATCAACTTTCTTTTAAGTTCTTCATTCCATAAACCTAAATTTAGAAGTTCGTTAACTAAATGTTTGTTCACAACGATAAACTCACCACCTAATGTTCTTCTTGAATACATATTAGTTGTAAATGGTTCAAAAGCTTCGTTATTACCAAGAATTTGTGCAGTTGATGCTGTAGGCATAGGAGCAATTAATAAAGAATTTCTAACACCATTGTTAACAACCTCTTTTCTTAATTTTTTCCAATCCCATCTACCAGATAAATCTTTATCTTTTAATCCCCACATTTCAAATTGGAACACACCTTTTTCAATTGGTGAACCAACAATAGATTCATAAGGGCCATATTCTTTTGCTAAATCATTTGATGATGTCATTGCTGCAAAATAAATTGTCTCAAATATATCTGTCTGTAAAACATCAGCGTCTTCACTTTCAAATGGTAACCCTAACATACAAAATACATCAGCTAATCCTTGAACACCCAAACCAATTGGTCTATGTTTAAAGTTAGAAGTTTTTGTTTCTTCTGTTGGGTAGAAATTTAAGTTAATAACATTATTTAAATTCTTCACAACTTGATATGTGTACTCATATAACATCTCATGACTAAACACACCATTGATAATATATTTTGGTAAAGCAATTGAAGCTAGATTACAAACCGCTTGTTCAGTTGGTGAACTATATTCAATAATCTCAGTACATAAATTAGATGATTTAATTGTACCTAGATTTTTTTGATTTGATTTATAGTTAGCCGGATCTTTATATAACATATAAGGTGTTCCGGTTTCTATTTGTGCAGTTAATATTGCATCCATTAACTTTCTAGCTTTAATAGTTTTTCTAGCCAAACCTTGTTGTTCGTAAGACTCATACAATCTAGTGAACGCTTTATCTTCTGGGCTATCATATACCTCGGATAAGCCAGGTGCTTCGTCTGGAGAAAATAATGACCAGTCACCATCTGATTCAACACGTTGCATAAATAAGTCTGGTGTCCACATAGCCAAGAATAAATCTCTTGCTCTCATTTCTTCTTTACCATGATTTTTTCTTAAATCAATAAATTCAAAAATGTCGGCGTGCCATGGTTCAAGGTATACCGCAAAAGAACCTTTACGTTTTCCTCCTTGATTAATCCAACGAGCAACTTCGTTATATGTTTTCATCATTGGTAATAAACCGTCAGACTGTCCGCCAGTTCCCTTAATATATGAACCTTTAGCTCTAACATCATGTACGTGTAATCCGATACCACCAGCCCATTTAGAAATCTTTGCAACGTCTTTAATAGTATCAAATAAACCATCAATATCGTCACCTTTATTCCCGATTAAAAAACAAGAAGACATTTGTGCTCTTTTAGTCCCCGCGTTAAATAATGTTGGTGTTGCATGAGTATAAAAATGTTGTGATAAATCGTCATAAATTCTAAGTGCCATTTGCAAATCACCACCACAAATACCCACAGCTACTCTCATATAAAGATACTGTGGTCTTTCAACAACTCTGTCTGCAATCTTTAATAGATATGATCTTTCCAGTGTCTTGAAACCAAAGTATTCAAAATCAAAATCCCTATTAAAAACAATAGCCCCATCAATTACTTCTTTATTTTCCATAACAAACTTGTAAACATTATCATCAATCAATGATGATTCCTTACCGGTTTTGGGTTCAATAAATGAATGCAATTCCTTAATTGCTTGAGAGAATTTCTTTGGTGTTGTTTTGTGTAAATTAGTGACCGCTAATCTTCCCGCCAATTTTGCATAATCTGGATGTGTGGTTACCATAGCTGCAGCGGTTTCTGCTGCTAGTACATCTAATTCAGTTGTTGATATCCCATCATAAATTCCTGAAGTAACCTTTAATGTTATGAATGTTGGATCAACATAATCCATATTCAAACCATCACAAATTGCACTAATTCTTTTAGTGATTTTGTCATATCTCATTTCTTCTAGCGTACCGTCTCTCTTTAATACTTTCATTTTTATCTTCTATTATTTTTTTTAAAAATCAACATCACCAAATGCAGAATTTAAATCTTCTGACTCATTTGTTTTATTCACGCCGGCCTTTTGATATTCAGCAACTCTTTTTTCAAAAAAGTTTGTTTTACCCTGTAATGCAATGTTTTGCATAAAGTCAAATGGATTTTCTGAATTGTAAACTTTAGAACAACCTAAAGCAACTAACAATCTATCGGTAACAAATTCCAAGTATTGACTCATTAATTCAGAATTCATACCAATTAAACGGACTGGTAATGCTTCTAATATAAATTCCTTTTCAATCTCTAATGCACCACATATAATCTCCTTAACCCTTTTTTCTGAAATTTTCTTTTCAATATGGTTATTAAATAAATGACAAGCATAATCACAATGCATACCTTCATCACGAGAAATTAATTCATTAGAAAAAGTTAAACCAGGCATTAACCCACGTTTTTTTAACCAGAAGATTGAACAAAACGAACCAGAAAAGAAGATACCTTCAACAGCAGCAAAAGCTACTAGTCTATCAACAAAAGAGTCCGAGTTAATCCATTTGATAGCCCAATCTGCTTTTTTCTTAATTGCTGGTATGGTTTCAATAGCATTAAATAAATTATTTTGTTCTTCTTTATCTTTGATGTATGAATCAATCAATAATGAATATGTTTCACTGTGAATGTTTTCCATCATCATTTGAAACGAGTAAAAAAACTTCGCTTCCGTATATTGAACTTCATTAACAAAATTCATTGCTAAATTTTCATTAACAATCCCGTCTGATGCAGCAAAGAAAGCTAATACGTGCTTTATGAAATGTTGTTCATCTGCATTTAGTTTATTCTCCCAATCATATACATCTTGTCCAAGATCAATTTCTTCTGCCGTCCAAAAACATGCCTCCTGTTGTTTAAATAATCTCCATAAATCATCATGCTGTATTGGGAAAAGGACAAAACGTCCTGGATTATCCATTAAAATTTTTTCTGTCATGTTTGTTTAGTTTTTAATTGTTGTTGTTGTTTTCTGTAAGAAGTCTTGATAAACAGTATTGGTTCTGTTTCTCTTTTGTTCTTCTTTTTCTTCTTTATAACCAAGTAGGGTATTTTGATAATCTGTATCAATAGTTAAAAACTCGTTATTGAATTTACAATTATTAAAAATAACACCATCTTTACCAATTCTAGATTTTAACAACGTTAATGTTGCCAAATTTTGTTCTTTTTGTTCAATCGTTTTACCAATAGATAATACAACGTGACCAATTTGAGCTTTCTTAATTGATCCACCCATTTGATCTGTTGTTACAACTTCACTCTTAATAGATTCTCTATTACCTTGTGTTGCTGTCCAAATAGCCACATCAAATTCAGATGTCATAGATTCTAATTGTCTCATAATTGCGCCATCTCCTTTCCACTCTTCATTGTAATTTGTCTTTTCTGGAGTGATACAATCAACATAATCCAAAGTTACTAAATCTATTCTAAATCCATCAGCTTGAAGCTTTCTTAATTTAGATTTTATTTCAGAAATGGTAACAGAATCACTTGGTAACTTTAATAATCTAAGTTCACCTTTCGATTGTTTTCTTTTTTCAGCAACAATTTCTTCAATCTTATCAGCTTGTAGTGGTTGATCTTTTGGAGAAACGCCGGTCCAGATGGTAAAATGTTTTCTTTTAATATTATTAATATTATCTTCAAAAAAGATCTGAACAACATTATAACCATCATTATATGCTTCGTTGGAAAATTTGGTTAACAGTGTTGTTTTACCAGTACCTGTTGGCGCCAATACAACCCCTAACTCTCCTCTACCTAACCCACCATCTAATAATCCATCAATACCCTTAATACCGGTTGGAATTGGTCTTCTATTGTCCGCTTGTAATGCCATTAAGACATTATCAAACACGTCTTCAATTTCGTGATCCATAACACCAACCTGAAGGGCATCTTGAATTATTTTCTCAATAGTATTATACTGTTCAAAGTCACCCCTTTTAGTAATTTCTTCAATTTTCTTAATTGCTTTCTTTACTACTTGTTGCTTACAAAATTTAATTGCCTTATCCTTAGTTCCGGGAACACTTCCTGGTTCTATAATATGGTTTTTAATGTTTGATAACATATCAAGATTTGACTTTCTATTAGTATCAGAAATACTTTCAGCCTTTATCTGTTCTTCGATCGCATTGTATTGTGGAACTGTCTTACCAAATGTTTCAAAATATTCTTTAATATTTTGAACAATGAATTTCATACCACTGTTGTCAAAATAATCAGGTTCGATAACCTCTATTATTGTTTCCGAAAACTTTCTGTCTTCAATGATCAGCTTAAGTAAAGATAACTGATAGTTAGCACCTAACTGGCCAAAATTTATGTCATTCATATGTATGTTATTTCAAATATTTTAAAAATTAAAGTTGATAGTGAAGGTAAGTCGTTTCAGGGTTAGTGTGTGACAAAACTTCAGTTAAATCGGTCAAAATCTTTCTCAGTTTTGGCCTGATATCTACAGCATACCTTACCTTTGGATGGTAATGATGTGCTGGGAAAATTCTTTCAATAAATACATCGTCGCCATGTTTAAGTTGCAATAAAAAATACTGTTCATCCAGTTCTTTAGGGTCTTCCACAATCTCGCTATTCATAAAAAATCCTTGATTTTCGCATAGATAATCAGAACTTCTCATTTTTAAATCTTCTGAAATTTCCGCACAAATATATTTTACTTCTTCGTGTATATTCATTGATCTACGTGTCTTTGGATTGTAATCTCTGACATTGAAAAATCTTTGACAAATTATATTTCCGTCTAGCGTTAATAAAAACTCAAATTTGTTTGGGTCTTGCATGTTAGTGTTCATAAATTTCATTTTTTAATATTAAATTTTATTATTTTATTATTTTTTTCTTTTCTTGTTAATCTTAAGAATGGGTTTAGGAAATTTACCATCCCATCATCTGATTTGGGTATCAAACTAAAGAACCCATCTTCCTGCATCAATCTCATCACATTCTTATATGAACGACCCTCGGAATCCATATTTTCTTTAATTAAGGAAATTATTCCAGTTTTAGCCTCTTCTGTTAAAATTGGGTCATCTAAACAAACCATTTTATTATTTATCTCAAAGAACTCATCCCCAAAGACACCCAGTTTTGTGACACCAGTTATAAAATTTTGTATTAGTTTGTTTTCCTTATCAGACTGAAATAATAAATCACATTGATTTCTAACTTCTTGTAAAGATAACTCTTTTGTTT